AGACGATGTGCGCGTCGGCCTGGGCCGACTGGAGGGATACGCCGCCTCCGGGATGTATCTCACCTCGACTTCGTGCACCGCCCCGGCATGGCTGCCGGATCCCGACGGCCATCCCCGCTACACCATGTCCACCACCATTCTTGTCCACAATCCGAGAGCATAAGGAGTAATCATGGTTCAGGATTTGTCCACTGTCCGCATTGGGTCCCCTAAGGTGGGTGGCTATGCCGCAACCGCCCCAATGGACACCAAGCGCCCCACGAAGGCCCCCGATCCGCTGACCGGCTACACCAAGCTGGGCTACATCAATAACGATGGCGTGTCCATCAAAACCGATTTCGGCACCGACAAAATCAAGGACTGGAACCTCGACACTGTCGCCGTTATCCAGAAGAACTCTGAGGCCTCCATCGAGGTGACGTTCATCTCCACCGATGTGGAAACCTGCAAGGCCCTGTTCGGCGAGGACGCGGTGAGCGTGTCCAACGGCAAGGTGACCGGCATCTCCATTGACGGCCGGATCATGCCCCACAGGCGTTGGGCGTTCCTGCTGTCCGATGGTCAGGGTGAGGGAATCCTCGACATCGGCGACGGTCAGGTGACTGGTGTTGACGGCCTGGAGTTCAAGAAAGATCAGGCGATCGGCTTCAAGACGACCATCGAGCTGTTCAAGGACGAGAAGGGCAACTTCCTCACGTGGCACATGGCCGCCCCGGCTACACCAGCACCTCCGAGCCCCTCCGGCTCCGGTTCCTGATCCCCCATAGTCCGCCCCCGGGTGTGGCTTGCCGCTACGACGCACCCGGGGGCACCCCTCATGCTCAAGGAGTTTTTGAATGTCTGATGTGACCGTTCTGCACGTTGGTGACCGTGATGTGGAGGTCGACGCCGACCAGATCACCGACCCCACCCTCGAGGTGCTCGAGGCTCTGGGTGAGGCCGCCGAAACCAACTCAATCCTCGCCACCGTTCGGCTTCCGAAACTGGTCGGTGTCGACACGGATGGCTGGAGGCAGTCTGACCTGTTCAAGTTCGCCGACGCCTATGCGAAGGCCTACGAGGAGGCTGCGGAGTTGAGTGTCCCGGAATCCTCTGGCTCCGCCGACTGATCGCGGAGCACCGATCCGAGGTCGAATACGAGTGTCTGCGGTTGGGGTTGCGGCTTCGTGAGGCGTCCGGTGCCGGTTCAACCCGGTGGCGTGACGTGTTCGTCGCCTGCCGTCATGCCCCGGCTGGGTCGCCGCTGGCTGCCGCCTGTGACCCATACGCCGCCTGGACGGTGACGGAGCAGATTCAGGCGGCCCGATTCGACCAGTTCAACATGTTCTGGTGGTCCCTGGGTGGCAGTAAGGGGCGTAAACCCAAGCCGGTGCCCCGCCCGTGGGACGAGGACACCACACAGCATTACGGAACACCTATCACCCGTGCCGACGCTGATGCGATGCTGGCACGTCTCACCAGGGGGTGACCATGGCAACCGAGCTTGCGCAGGGATATTTGTCGCTGTCGGTGCGGTTCCAGTCCGGCGCGTTCAAGCAAATCGAGTCGTCTCTGGCTTCGACGCAGCGCGCCTCGGAGCGTACGGGGCGCACGATTGGCAGGCATCTGTCTGCCGGCTCCAAGGCTGGCACGACGGATGTCAAGGCGAATCTGAGTGCCGCCCAGTCGGCATTCGACCGGGCATCCCGGGTGTCCCAGCGCGCCGGTGAAGCCACCCAGGCGGCGCAGCGCAAGGCCACCATCGCCACCCGTGAAACAGCGGAGGCCACCCGCAGGTATGGCGCCGACTCGCTGCAGGCATTGAGGGCGCAGGACCGTGAGGCCCGCGCCACCAAGGCCCTGTCGGAGGCCAAGCTGAAGGAGGCGTCGGCCTCCAAGGCGGCCTCGGATGCCGAGAGGAAGCTGGACGCCGCCAAGAAGTCATCCATCGGGCGCACCCCGAGGATGCTGCAGCCACTCAAACGGTCGCTGGCGAACTTCAAGAAGACGCTGCCGAACCCGTTCGAGGCGATGCCCCGTATGGCGCAGACCTCGGCTGGCAGGGCGGTGCAGACGCTGAACAGCCGTATTTCGTCCGGCATGGGACGGGTGAATGCGACGGTATCCAAGGCGACCGGCGTAGCCTCCAAGGCAGCCATAGCCGGTGCTGGAGCAGCCACCGCAGGTGCCGTGGCCGGGGTCGGATTCGCCTTGAAGAAGGGCTTTGGCCGTCTCGAATCCATCGACAACGCCAAGCAGAAACTGCTCGGTCTGGGCAATTCCGCCAAGGATGTCGACCAGATCATGCAGGATGCCACCGCCTCGGTGAAGGGCACATCCTTCGGCCTGGAGGAGGCGGCCACCACATCGGCGATGATGGTTGCCACTGGGATCAAGCCCGGCAAGGAGTTGGCATCCACGCTGCGCACCGTCGCGGACACGGCGACGATTGCCGGAATGTCTATGGGCGACGCAGGCAAGATCTTCTCCTCGGTGGCTGCCCGTGGCAAGCTGCAGGGCGATGACATGATGCAGCTGACTTCTGCCGGTGTTCCGGTGCTGCAGGCTCTGTCGAAGCATTTGAAGAAGTCCCAGGCAGACGTGTCAAACATGGTGTCGAAGGGGCAGATCGACTTCAAGACGTTCGCTGCTGCCATGGATGATTCGCTGGGTGGTTCGGCTGCCAAGTCGGGTGACACGTTTGCCGGCTCGCTGAAGAACATGGGTGCCTCGATTGGCCGCATGGGCGCAGGATTGATGCAGGGTGCATTCCCCCGGCTCGCCCCCATGTTCCAGGACCTCACCAAGTCGATGGCTCCGCTGGAGGAGGCGTCCAAGCGCGTTGGTGAACGCATCGGCAATCTGATGGCCCCTGCGTTCGACGCAATAGGACGCACCCTGCACGGTGGCGGTGCGGTAGCAGGTATTGGTCGCCTCAAGGATGCCCTGGGTGGCCTGTGGGACATCATTGCCCGCAACGATTTTTCGGGTCGGTTCGCCAAGGCATTCAACGTCCAAGAGGATTCCGCGCTGGTTGGCTGGCTGCTGCAGGTGCGCAACGGGTTCGCCGCCATCTTCGATCTGCTGGTGCACGGTCGCCTCGATGAGCGTGTCGCCACCATCCTCGGTGTGGACCCCTCCGACACCCTTGTCGTCGTCCTGACAGCGGTCCATGACCGGCTGGGTGCGATCCCGGAGGTGGCCGGTCGGGTGAAGCAGGCCTTCAAGGACATGTGGAGTGGCCTCGCCGTCACCGACGCCTTCGATGACAACGAAACCGTGGGCAAACTCACTGTGTGGCAGCAGCGTGGTGCCCAGCTGCGTGAGGGCATCTCCCGGCTGTGGGGCATGCTGGAGGATTTCGCCTCCGCAGCAGTGACCCTCGTCCAGGGTGTGTGGGCTGTTGCCGGTCCGGCGATCACGGCGGTTCTGTCCGGGATTGGCAAGCTCATCGGGAAGATGGTGGTGCTTGCAGGTGCTGCCGTGGCTGGTGTCGTGGTGGGCACGCTCAAGGTGTTGACGCCTCTCATGCAGAAGCTGGGTGGTCTCATGCAGCGTCATGCCGTGCTGTTGCAGACCATAGCCGTGTCGGTGGGTGCTGCTGTCGGTGCGATCATCGCAGGCCGCAAGGCTGTGCTGGTGGTGGACATGATGGGCAAGGCGGCTGTTGGTGCGGTGAAGTCGTTTCGTGCACTCAAGGAGGTGTTCCAGGGGTTCAAGGCGACAGCCACGGCTGTTCGGGCATTCGCTGCCGCCAACCCGCTGGGGCTGATCGTCATCGCCGTGGCAGCTGTTGCCGCCGGTCTCATCTACGCCTACACACATTCCGAGCGGTTCCGCAACGCCGTCAACGCGCTGGGCATCCATCTGAAGAACTTCGGTGCCATGGTGGGCCGTCAGACGGCGGCAATGCGTGAACATCTGCACAATTTCGGGACGGTGGTCAAGCACGGTGCCGACGTGGTGTTCGGCGGAATCCGGGCGGCCTTCCAGGGCTTGTGGAACTGGGTGTCCAAGGTGTTCCTCGTCTGGTGGACCGGCCTCAAACTGTATCTGACGACGCCACTTGTCATCGCGAAAGCGCTCATCACTGGCAATTTCGGTGCGATCAGGGCGCAGTTCACGAAGATCTGGCAGTGGGTCAAATCGGTGTTTGCCCTGTGGTGGCAGACAGTCAAGCCGATCTTGGGCAGGCCGGTTGAGGCTGCCCGCGACATGATTGGCAAGGCGTGGGGCAAGATCAAGGGCTTCTTCTCCAGCGTCGGCAACTGGATTCGTGGTGCCTGGAACAGCTCGTGGTCCACAGTCAAGGGCATCATGGTTCGCCCGATCCATGCCGCCCGCGACGCCATCCACACCGCCTTGGGCAAGATCAGGTCGTTCTTCGACGGCACCAAGAATGCCATCAAGAAGTCGTGGGACGGCCTGCGTGGCATCATGTCTGCCCCGGTGCGCTGGGTGGCCGATCGTGTCATCAACCCGATGGTGCGTTCCTACAACACGCTTGCCGGCAAGGTGGGCATGGGCAAGAAGCTCACGGAGTGGAGCTTCAAGGGGTTCCGCACCGGTGGCTACACCGGTCACATGGGTGTGGATCAGGCTGCCGGTATCGTTCATGGCCAAGAATATGTACTGACTGCCGAGGAGACCCACCGGCTGGGTGGCCCCGGTGGCGTGGAGGCGTGGAAACGTGTCGCCCTGGGGCGTGGCTACCGTGGGGGCGGCTATGTGTGGCCGACCACGTCTCGTCGCCTGTCGCCGAACTATCGTCGCCATTCCGGTGTTGACATTCCCGTGCCGACCGGAACACCCTTGTTTGCCACCGAGGACGGCACCGTCTCCTATGTGGGCACTGGGCGCGGTTATGGTCGGGCGATTTTCCTCAATGGCGCCGACGGGGTGCCGTGGGTGTATGGCCATACGTTGCGTGCCACCGTGGCGACTGGCACCAGGGTGCGGCGCGGTCAGCAGATTGGCCTGTCTGACAACACTGGTCATTCGACCGGTCCCCACCTGCACATCGAGGCGGCGCGGGGCAGGTTTGCCCAGCCGTCCAACCGTTCCTACACGTTGGGTCTGCTGGGCGGTTCCATGTCGCCTGCCGGTGGTTTGGGTTTGCCTGCCACCGGTGACGGGGAGGGCTATTTCGACCCGCTGGGCTGGCTGAAGGGAAAGATCGCCGGGCCGTTGGGTCGGCTGAAGGAGCTGGGTTCCGGGTTCGGTCAGGTCGTCAAGGGCATGGCCACCAGTATCGGTGATGGCATGCTGGGTGCCGCCGGAAGGTGGGCCAAGGACATGGCGTCGAGGGCCTGGGATTCGGTGGCTGCCGGCGCCGGCAAGGGGCTTGCGCTGGTGAAGGGCGCTGGACGGATTGCGCGTTGGGCACCGTTCGTGGAGCGTGCCCTGCGCGTGTCTGGTATCGGCGGCGGTCCGGCCGATGTGGCCTTGTGGCTCAAGCAGATCAAAACCGAGTCGGACGGTAATCCGCGTCTGGTGCAGTCGTCTGCGTTGCGTGACATCAACGTGCGCCGGGGTGACCCTGCCCGTGGCCTCGTCCAGGTTCCCGGCGTCACCTGGGCGGACTTTGGTCGTGATATGGGTCCGTTCATCCCGAACGTCTATGACCCGTTCAAGAACCTCGTCGTGGGTATGCGTGCTGCTGGCCGTCAGCACAGGCATTGGCGTCGTGTCATCGGCCACGGCCACGGCTATCTGCGCGGCGGACGAGTGATGACTGATGAGTGGTCGCCGGTGTCCGAGGATGGCCGCCCCGAATTGGTGGTGGGTCCGCAGATGGCGCAGCTGGCCGCCGGGACGAAGGTGTTCAACGCCAACCAGACACGGCAGATGATGGGCTGGGGTGGCACTCCGAAAACCCTGGTGGTGCGCGATGTCAACGACGAGCTGATCGGCCGCATGCAGGTGGTGGCTGCCGACACCGCCACCGACGTGTATGGCGACATGGCGAGGATTGGAGCGTTTGCCTGATGTACACGGCAGAGAAGGCGCAGTATTGGGCGTTCATTGCGGAGCAGAATCCCGGCGAACGGAACTTCAGGAAGAAAACGTTCCTGCGCACCTCGGCGACGCCGGGCAGCTTCGCATGGACGATCCTGTGGTTCGCCAACCCATTCCCCACCGAGGGGGCGAATGTGGGCAAGGCCGAGCTGGTGCTACACGCACGCCCCAATAACAATGGGGGCCGCCATGAGATCAGGGTGCAACGCGCCAACAAGTGGGACTGCCAGTTTTGGGACTTGTCATGGCAGCACCGCCCTCCAGCCGTGGGCCCGCATGCTGTGTGGTCCAAGACCGGCAAGGTGCGTGACGGCGAAAACATTCGCATCGACGTCACCCAAGTGTTGCAGGAGGTTGCCTCCGGCGCCCCGTTCTACGGGTTGATCCTGTGGGGTGGCACGCCTGGCGAGGCGATGGCATTCGACGGCACCGACAAGTATCCGCCGCGCTTGGAGGTGACATGGTGGACAAACCCATACGCCCCCACCGACCTAGCTCCCGCCACGAACACAGTGGTTGCCACCCCAACCCCGGTGTTGCGGTGGACGTTCTTCGACAAGGCTGGCCGCACTGACATCGCCCAGATGCAGGTGCAAACCGCAGACAGCCAAAACTCCTTCACGGTGCCCTCGTACGATTCCGGGCAGATCCCCACCACCCTGTGCGAGTTCAACCCTGCCGAGCATGACGGATGGCCGCAGATCAGCACCGGAAAGTCGCTGTGGTGGAGGGTGCGTATCGCCGACGGTGATGGCAGATGGTCGCCATGGTCGCAGCCGGCACGATACATGTATCACACGAAACCCACTCTGGAGATGCTGGCCCCTCAAGAGGGCACCATCGGCGACTCGACACCACCGGTGGTGTGGAAGGCCACCCCGGGGACTGGTGGCCCGGTGAAGGCATGGCGGGTCATGATCGTGGACGACCAGCAGAGAGTGCACGACGACTCCGGCATCCACCACTCCGGGGACACGTCATGGACGCCGTCGAAGCCCGTGCCGAAAGGTGTACACCATTGGGCGTGGATGTATGTGTGGGACGAGTACCCGGGGCGTGTCACCACTCCCGGTGATCCGCCATACCGTTCTGCGAGACGCGGTTTCACCTATGATCCTGTGCACGCCACAGACACCTATGTTTCCGGGGCTAAAGCAGTGCAACGCCCTGGTACTCCGATCGTGGACATCACCTGGGGTGCGACGGGCTTCCCTGACGGGTTCTTCGCATCGGCCGGAGGGAAGCGCTGGACGTTTGACGGCAATCAGAGGCATTTCACGGTGACTGTTCCGCTGCCAAAGGGCCATCAGCAGATTCTGGTGGGACATTTGTCGAACGGCCACGAGTTTGTGGAGCAAACCCTCGATGTCGACGTGGATTTTCGCGGCACATGGATCATCGATGAGTCCGGGGACGGCTTGAAGTATGTGGCTGTCGTGGACGATCTGGACCATGACATGACCCAGCCGGAAATCTCATCCAAGCTGGAGCCGCTTGGTGCACGTCACGCCATCGTGGTGGTGTCCGCTCAGCACGGATATGAGGGCAAGCTGGAGGGCAAGCTCGTTGACATGGGCGACACCTCTGATTTGCGGGCCTCGTCGTTCGCCGATCTGCTGATGGACTGGAAGCCGCAGGTGGGCAAGCGGTTCACGATGATCATCGAGAACCTGTCGTTTCAGGTGATGCTGTCCGATATTCAAATGTCGGGTGTGAACCGTGAGGCTGGCCGCATGTGGAGGGCGTCCTGTGATTTCCGGCAGGTCGACAACTGGCTGTTCAAGGGTGGTGTGCTGTGATCCCCCGCAAACTGTCGGCCGCCGATCTGGCAGCCTATGAGCGTGGCCTGCTGTCGGACCACAAGATGCGCGTGCTGGTGCAGGTGCTCGACCTGAACCATCGTGTCATGGGCGAGGCAACCGGCGTGGTGCTGTCCGGGTCGGTTGACATCGATGTGGAGCAGGACGTGATGCGCACCTGCACCATGGAAATCTCCGATCCGGGAAACAGGCTTGGCCTTGACGCCCCCGGCATTTCCCATGCAGCCCTTTACGCCGACCGCATGCTGCAGGTGCATTACGGCGTGTGGTCGCACGAGTATCCACACTGGGTGGACATGCCAATATTCACCGGGCCGATCATGTCGCTACGGCGCTCCCGGCATTCGATTTCGTTGACCGCCGCGTCGAAGGAGTGCATGCTCACTCAGCCTCAGTCGCGCACCTGGAAGTTCAAGCCGGGCACCGCGAAAACATACATCATGCGCACAGTGCTGTCCGATTGTGGCGAGAAGCGCTACTCGATTCCGTCCTGGAATGACAGGATCACCACACCGTGGCAGTGCCTGTCCAACGAGGCACCGTGGCCAAAGCTGCAGAAGCTGGCATATTCTCTGGCATCCCGTGACCATGGCACGGACCCCCTGCTGCACTACGACGGCTCAGGATGGGCGGTGTTGAAACCGTATGCGAAGCGCAGCGCGTGGGTATTCCACCGCCACACCGATATTCTCACCGAACCGGACATCACCTCGGACCTGTCGCAGGTGAAGAACTTCATTGTGGTGTATGGGGCCAAGAACAAGAATGGCACTGTCCACGCCTACGCGGCTCTACCTGACGCACACCCCCTGTCGTCGAAATCACTTTCCCGGGGCGGGGTTCGCAGGCATCTGCGCGAAGAAGTGTCAGACGACCAGATCACCACCACCCAGCAGGCGAAACGGGTCGCCCAGGACAAGTTGGACCGTCTGGGCTGGTCCTATGTGGATGTGAACTTCGAATCTCTGGTGATCCCACATCTGGAACCCCGCGACATCATCGATGTCGATGCCGGGGATTGGCGGGAGCGCGTCCAGCTGACCAAGTTCACAATCCCTCTCACTGCCGACGGAACAATGTCCATTGGTCGGCATCTTCATACGCGCCGGGTGACACGGCGCACCCCGGTGCGGAAGCGAGGATGAGCATGGAGCAGGGCACAGTACGCATGGTGAACACCATCGAGGCCGGATGCATCATCACCAACCATATTGAACACGAGCTGGTGTCCCCCAATGCTGGCGACATTGATCCTGACGGCGGCATCCTCACCCCCGACGGCGGCACCACGCTGCTGCCCTATACGGGGGTGGAGATCATGTCGTTTGACGAACCCACCGACGAAGATCCGGATGTCACCGATGACCATTGGATCATTGCACTGGATGAGGGCGCGCCGATCGACAAGGTGACGTGGGATGAGTCCGGGGAAACGTGGATGCAGCAGTGGCCGGCGAGCATCGAGCTGATCGCCGATGTGACGTTGAGCGATGGCACCGATGCGCAGGTTCTGGTGCCTCACAGTCTGCGTGCCGTCATGGACACCGGGGTGCGCGAGGAAGGCCAGGGCGAAACGGTTGTGTTCGACCTGGTGGACGGTCGATGGACGATTGTTGACATCCTGGGCCGCAAGGCGACGATCGTGGGGTCCGCGATTGATGAGCAGACCAAGATCGAGATCGCCTCGGCATCGGGGACCACCCGCAACACCTACTCCACCCGCGCCCCGGAGGGTGGCGGCGACAAACCGGGAGACGCGTGGTTTCAGCTGGCCGGTGGTCACACCATCGGCATGTGGCACTGGGACGGCAGCGCTTGGAGGAAGGATGTCATCGACGGCACATCCATCGCCAACCTTGACGCTGGCACGATCGTGTCCGGATCCCTGTCCGGCATCGACATCTACTCTCCCTCTCCCGAAGAGACCCCCAGGGTGCATATCGGATCATCCACGCTTCAAGTAGTGCGCTCCGACGGCGAAGATGGCGAGATGGCCACCATCACCCTGGGAGGGCCAACAGACGACCAGATGATGCTCTATGGCGTCGATGGTGAGCCGGCAGCTGGCTTCACCGCTGACGGTGGTGGCGTGGCTAAAACAATGGATGTGGCGGACACGCTCACCGTGGGCGGACAAGACCTCACCGACCTGCTGGGGCAGCTTCCGCGCGGCGTGATGGCCCACCGCAGGCTGTGGGCCAATTCTCCTCTGAGTGATTTTCAGTTCGGCGACAACGAGACTGGGGTGTATGAGCTGGCTGCGGACATGGAGGCGGGGCGCCTGTACCGGTTCGGCATGGCGGCACACATGGGCATGTCCAGGGCCGCCCCGATTGTGCTGCGACTGCGCATGGAATCTGCAGAGCAGACCGGCGACGAGGAGCCAGCTCAGGTGGCAAACCCGACGATCACCTCATTTCCGCTCGACACGGCGACATTTCAGCTGCCAGGCGGCAACAGCTATTTGACGTGGACTCCGATCATCAACCCTGGCCCGGTCAACACGGCATGCCGCCTGCTGGTGACCATCCAAACAGCCTCATCTGGTGCTTGGGGCTCACTGCCCACTCATGAGAGTCGCACCACCCATTTTTGGGTGGAGGATCTGGGGCAGCACAAGTCGTCTGAGGATGGCCAGGTGAACTTCGGTGGTGCCACGCCACGGCAGGGCCATGAGCCGCGCCCCTCGGATGCGTCTACTCCTGTCGCCTCGTACACCAAGATTTGGTACCCATCGCAGATGCGCTGCTGGTCGGGTGACCACATGGTCAACAATTTTCTGCAGCAGGGGTTCTACCGCGGCGAGTCGCGCTACTCGCTGCTTATGTGGCCCGCTGGCTTGGTGCAGGAGCTGGAGGGCGCCACGATCCAAAACATGCAGGTGTATCTGAAGAACGAACAGTTCTATGGCGGGTCCGGCAGGGCCGCAATTGGCCAGTACCGCAAACCGGCTCTGCCAGACAGGCCGCAGACATCTGGCGGCGCAGCGTTCTTCTCGCGATTGTGGGCAGCTGGCGCCGGCAAATGGGTGAATCTTCCGCAGTCGTGGTGGGAGCCGATTGCCCGGGGCGAGATTCACGGCTTCACGCTTGGCGAGGGCTATGGCGGAACCACCAACGGGATTTTCGGGAAGTTCAAGTTCGACAAGTATGCGTGCATGCTGCGCGCCACATACACGAAGTGAGGCGGGGGCCATGCAAATTGATCTGTGGTCGAATTTCGGCTTGGCGGTGGCGGCTGTCCTGACGGCGCTCGCAACACTGGTCGGTGCGATTGTCCAGTCGATGAAGACTCGTGAGGACATCCGCTCCATGCATCGCCAACTCAATCATGAGATGAAACCTAATCACGGCGGCTCCCTTCGTGATTCGAATGATCGTATCGAGGAGAAACTGGGCACGATCAGCACCTCGCTGGACATGCAGTCGTCTGCGTTGCGCCGTGTCGAGGGTGAACAGCGTGGCATGGCAAAAGACATTGGCCGGCTGGCCGACACCGACATGGATTTGCGCCGGGAGGCCCACGACGCCCACAACCGGCTCGATGACCGTCTCACACGCCTGGAAAGGGGCACACGATGAGCATTGTGAACGATCCGACCGACCTGTCGGATGAGGAATTGTCGGAGGCGATCAGGGTGCTGCTCGATGAGCAGTCACGTCGGGCGATGGTGGCCGCCATGCCCAGACAGATCCTGGATGACATCGCCGCCTATCAGTCGATGGCAGGTATCTCGGCTAGGCGCGCCCAGAAGCCCGATGGCACATGGCCGGAGTGGGTGCAACCCACATCGGCGGTGGACGCCTATCCGAAGGATGCGCATGTCTCCCACAACGGCAAGGTGTGGCTGTCGCTGACGCCTGCGAACGTGTGGGAGCCGGGGGTGTCGGGCTGGCGCGCCGAGGCCACCCCCGACGGGCATGGCGATGTGAGGCCTGCCGACTGGGTGCAGCCCACCGGTGCCCATGACGCCTACAACACAGGTGACCAGGTGATGTTCAACGGGGCCGTGTGGGAATCCACCATCGATGCGAACGTGTGGGAGCCCGACGTCTACCCGGACGGCTGGAGAAAGGTTGACCAGTGACACATGCAGCATGGTTTCCGCCCGCCAACCGGACGGCACAAAATTATGAGTCAGCCGTGCCCAGGCCCAAGCAGCAGAAGATTAACGTGCTGGTGTTGCACACGACGGAGGGTGGTGGCTGGCCGGGGTTCGGCGGTGGACGCAAGGCCCCGAACCTCACTCTGAACTGCACCAGTGGGAGGCCGCAGTGGAGGCAGCATTGGCCTCTGCCGTGTGCCTCGATGGCGCTGAGGCAGCCGTCCGGGTCGCCGTCAACCAACCGCATGAACGTGTGCCAGGTGGAGCTGGGGGGCACCGGCGGGGCGGCGGGCGCGGCGTGGCCGTCATGCCCACGAATATGATCGATCGCTATGGTTTATCAGGGCCCGTCTCCCGGGCTAGCGGGGTCGACCTA